ACAATACGCCGGTAGTCTCACACTTTCCCTTGACCTGCGCCTCGTCGCCGCATGTACGATAATGCTTGCGGGGTTTGGAAATTTTGACGGCAAATACTTTGTTGATTCTTGCAAGCATACCTACGGTAGCGGCGCGGGGCAAACAGAAATAGATATACATAAAGTTCTTACGGGGGGATATTAATGGACACTATTGTGCAGCAGGGCAACGTTAGCTCTGTTAATTACGACGCAGGCTCGGTACGTGTAGTTTTTACAGACCGTCAGAATACGGTATCGGCTGATCTGTCGATGTTCAATAGTGAATATAAGATGCCAAACGTCGGAGACACGGTTGTCTGTTTATTCCTCACGAACAATCCCGCACGCGGCTTCTGTCTTGGGACTCCGAACCAATCCCCCACGGTTACCGGAGCAGGTATCTTTTACAAGGATTTTTTCGGTGAGGCGTTTATTAAATATGATAGCAACGCTAAAACGCTCACAATCAGTGCGGAGCATGTGGTCATTAACGGAACGGAGGTAGGTAGCTAATGGGTCAAGTCGGATATTTCGGCTCTGAACGCTTTGAAGTTTCAGACAAAAAAGTGCTTACTTTTTCTAATTTTAAGCGCACGACAGCAGGACGATACGAAACTTTTGACCGTATCGGACAAAAACCAATGACGGAAATGACAGGCCCTGGACTTGACAGCGTAAGCTATTCTGTTGATCTCAATATTGCGAATGGCGTGGAACCGCGAACCGTCCTTGATCATTGGCAACAACTCGCCGACGTGGGGACTGTTGCCGTGCTCGTTGTTGGTAATAAACTCGTTGGGAAAAACAAGTGGCTGCTCAAATCTGCGGACGAGACATGGGCAACTATCGGAGGAAACGGACGCGTAATTTCGGCCACGATGGATTTAACCTTTGAGGAGTATGTTTAAAAATGAGTGTTATTGTAACTGGCTCAATAGATTCGGCCACATCAAAAAGAATATCGCGTCTGTTTACTACACCAGTCGGCTCGGTACCGTTTGATAGAAATTTTGGTGTCGATTTATCGTCGCTTGATAATGTTCCTGCAGCTCTTGAAGGTGCGTTGATGGTGGAATACAGCAGCAAAATGCTTGAGTATTTCCCGGACTATACAATTTCTGATATCAGTTTTGCAATTAACGGAAGTCAAATAACGCCGACGGTGGTGATAAGCAATGCCTGATTTTTCAGCAGTTCAGAACTATCCAGATCTTGATTTTGTTGATACCTCGGTCGAGGACCTGCTCTCTGCCGCCATAACAGCTTATCAAAACACCTATTACAGCAGCACGGGGCAGAGTATTACCATACAGCCGGGTGACGACGTTTATATTTTGCTTAATGCACAAGCCCTTCGAGAATATTCGATATTGCAAAGTATTAACGCGGCTACACGGCAGAACTTTCTCAAATACGCGGCCGGAAACAATCTTGACAATCTCGCGGCAAACAATGGCTGCACACGGTCACCGGCAACTGCAGCTGTTACAACATTGCAGTTTACACTCGGACAAGCGCAGACAATAACGATAATAATACCACAGGACACTCGCGTTACACCTGGCAATAACCTCTATTTTGCGACTGACGAGGAAGTACAGATTGCAGTTGGAAGTGCCATGGTAACTGTTACCGCAACCTGTCTCACAACCGGTGCAATTGGTAACGGATATATTGCCGGTCAGATAAGCACCCTTGTTGACCCAATAGCCTATGTCAGTACGGTTACAAATACTGAAACTTCGGATGGTGGCAGCGATTTAGAGGACGATCTTTCGCTTGCCGAGCAGGTATTTGCCTCTCCGGAGGGATTTTCAGTCGCTGGCCCGTCTGGTGCGTATGACTATTTTGCTCGGCAGTACAGCTCAGATATTATTGACACTTATGTATCGTCACCTAGCGCCGGAGCTGTAAACATGAGGGTACTACTCACAGGCGGCACACTGCCAAACACTGCGTTTTTAACTGACCTTGGCACATATATAAGTGACGACAGCCGTCGTCCACTGACAGATAATTTCACAGTTGCTGCGCCGGATGCAGTAAGCTACGATATCAACCTTACTTATTACATTAATTCGTCTGATGTTGGAAATGTCGCAGCTATTCAGGCCGCAGTTTCCACCGCCATTAACAATTACGTGTTATGGCAACAAAGCGCGATAGGACGCGACATTGTGCCCGACAATCTCACATCGGCTATTATCGGCGCCGGTGCAAAACGGGTAGTCATAACGTCACCGGTATTTACGCAGATTCCGGCGACATCCGTTGCTATTGTCAGTGAAACGCAGACAATCACAAATGGAGGCGTTGACGGTGTCTGAAACAATTTACAATGCAAAGTTGATTGATCTCATACCGCCAAATATGGTAGATAATGCACAAATTCAAGCCTATTGTGCCGCGTTTGACGCTATGGATGCGATTGTGGCAGCGGCAATAAGTAATGTCAATGTGCTTACCAATATCGGAGGACAGTCAAGTGAAGTAACAGATATGCTCGCGTTGCAACAGCATATTGATTATTACAACCAGTCGCTCCCACTAGAAACTCGGCAAAACCTAGTAAAAGGCAGCGGGTTTGTCCATAAAATGCAGGGCACACCAGCAGCCGTCGAACAGGTCGCGCGTCTTGTATTTGGCTCTGCAACCGTTCAGGAATGGTTCGAGTATGGCGGTGAGCCGTATCACTTTCGGGTACTTATTGATGAATTCCCCGATTCGGACGGTCAGATGAGCGAGATAAATCGGGCGATTTCAAGTGCGCAGAACGCTAGAAGCTATTTGGATAACGTTATTATCATCGCGTCAACGGCAACGGCTAGCGTTTATATCGCCGGGGTGATACAAATGGCGGTAAATATAAATATTACGCAAAAGCAATAGGAGGCAGTGATATGGCGGCTAATGGTTTCGGAAGTATGACTTTCACAACCAATGGACTTAATCTCCTTGCAAAGGCTCAAACGGGAACGGCACTTAATTTTACGCGAATTGCGGTCGGAGACGGCATTCTAAATGGGCAGGACACAACAGCTTTAAACAATCTGCTCAATCAAGTGCTGAGTCTTAACATTTCGGAATTTATCGTAAATGGCACTGGTTCAGCGACAATCGGGGCAACTTTAAGCAATACAAGCCTCTCGACCGGATTTTACTGGCGTGAAATTGGTATCTTTGCCACCGACCCGCAGCTCGGCGAAATCCTCTACGGCTACGCGAATACCAATGATGGTGATATTTTTGTGCCACCATCAACTACAAGCGTTTTCACAACAACGTGCAATATAAGCGTTATTGTTTCAAATGTTGCCAGTGTGACGGCTACAATCGACAACAGCCTTGTGTTTGCCAAACTGTCTGATGTGCCGACAAAAATAAGTCAACTCGCTAACGATGCAGGATATATCACAGCCGCACAAATTCCAGCTGTTCCAGTTCAATCGGTAAACGGAAAAACTGGCGCTGTAAGTTTAGCTGCGGGTGATGTTGGAGCGGAACCAGCAATAACTGGTGGCGCAGTGTCGCAGTATTGGAGCGGAACAAAAACTTGGAGAACTTTAGCGGCTGATGTATTAGCAGTGGCATTAACAGGTCTATCAACCGCAACAAACACAGTAATATCGACAGCAGATACTGTACTATCGGCATTAGGTAAGCTACAAGCGCAAATTACAGCCATTAAAGCAATAAGCAATGTGGTCATACAGGCTCATTGCTCAGAGACATTATTATCTACAACTAATGCAACAAATGTATTAACATTTACACCTACAGTTCAGGATAACTTTAATATAGGTTGTTATGTAAGAGTAGTTACAGCAACTACTAATGTAGTAGTTACGGCAACATGGACAGATGCAAGTGGTATACAATCCTCAAATATTTTTAATGGCTATTTAGCAGTAGGTAGTTATTATGATATTTCAACATTTTTTAACTCGGTAGCAAATCAGCCAATAACATTAACAGTGACAGCAGGAACGGCAAATCAAGCATATGTTTCTGCATCAATAGTGGGGGTGTAAAGTATGGCAAGTCCTCTATCTGGTAATTCATTATTACCTTCATCATATTTGTGTATGAATATGTTTCCGTATATAGGAAGTAATACATCACAGAATGATATAACAATTTCAAGTAATACAACATGGGATGCTTCCAACTATCCATTTGGGTATTGTAAATGTAGAACTTTAACAATAGCGGCGGGTGTTACACTTAAAATAAACAAGTCCCCTTTTGTGATAGTATGCCAGAACTTAGTATTTGGAAGCACAACTTCCATAATTGATTCCAGTGGTCTGTCTGGTAGCGGAATTGCTTGGCCCACTAATGTAGACCAAGCAAAAGGCGGTTATACAACATGTGCTCAAGGTGGTTGCGGAGGTGGAATGTTATTCATTATAGCCGATAATGTTATAGGGGCTATGGGACAAATAAAATCTAATGGTGGAAATGGTTATGCAGTCAGTGGCTCAGGGTCAGGCATAGCAGCAGGGTCAGGTGCTTTATCCAGTACCATAGGTGGTTTTACTACGTCAGAAAACTTTGATTATTTTATAGGAGTTTCTGCTGACCTTAATACTGCGGCTCAGTCAACGTTTAACGTAAATAGAACGACGAATTTGTTAGTAGCAGGAGCAAATGCACCAAGTGCTATTGGTGGTAATGGTGGTGGCACAGGTCAAGTCAACACGAACACTTATTATTCAGCAGGAGGAGGTTCGGGCATAGCAGGAGGAGGTTCAGCCATAGACAGTGGTAATGTCAGTTCATCATATTCGGCTAACCCTTTAACTTCGTATCAATTAGTATTGCTTTCAAGCATCGGTTGTAGGGGTGGCGGCGGAGGTGCTGCTGCCTATATTAGCAGTTTTTCATCGGCAGGAGGTGGTGGTGGTGGGTCTATAGCTTTATGGAGTTATACTAACACTGCCAATCCAAGCTTAACTGCTAATGGAGGAAATGCTTCATTTACACAGACGGGTACTGATGCAAGTGTAGGCGGGTCAGGTCTTTGTTATAAAATTCAGATATAGGGAGATAATGATATGAACATTAGTTCTGTTTCTAGGGTGGTTTATACAGGGCAAATGTCGGATGGTTCTGATAGACAAGCAATAACTGTCTATGATGTAACCGTTGTAAGTAATGGAAAAACTTATTTTAAAACTTGCAATGAAATTCCTGATGAATCAACTATTGATTTGACTACATTTCAGGATATTACGCCACCGCCGACAAATGCAGAACTGTATATTAATCAGTTGACAATTATGTCTGCATTGGCTGACATGTATACAGCGATGGCTATACCGACTACAGGAGGTGCATCTTAATGGCACAACTATTTTTTACGCTGATAGAAAATCATATGCGGACACTTTCACAAGTCCCCACAGCATTACAGGCTGACGTGCAAACGCTTCTTACGGCAGCGGGGCTTGACACCAACGGCAATCCGATAACAACCGCATAATCACGTTTTAAACGTCCGAAAGGGCGCTATTTTTATACCTTGGAAGTGAATAAATGCGGGTTTTGAAACCTCCTTGGCGAATGCCGAGGCTATTTTTATATCTTTAGATTGAAGGTGTGAAGTTGAATACAATAGATTTTATCGCACTTGTCGCACCGGGCGCCCAAGCAGGAATGCGGAATTATAGTGTGTTGGCCTCGCCGTCTATGGCTCAGGGAATATGTGAATCTGGAAGCGGTGCGCATGCTCCCGGTAACAACCTGTTTGGTATCAAAGCGACGCCAGACTGGAAAGGTCCCGTGCAGCGTCTATTGACTCGCGAGGTTGTCAACGGAAAATCTGTCTATGTCTACGCAGATTTTCGGGTGTATACTTCGCTAGCCGACAGCATTGCTGACCACGGCGCGTTTTTGGCTGCGAATGCTCGGTATAAAAATCTGCTCGGCAATACCGATTATAAAACCGTGTGCAAACTACTGCAGGCTGATGGATACGCCACAGCACTAAACTACGCCGAAAGTCTCATTTTCCTTATTGAGCAGTACGGTCTTGACGAATACGATCTGTTACCCATTACACATATTGACACTCCGACATCTGGCGCCACGGTCAAAGGAGCGTTTGACATCAAAGGATGGGCAATCTCACTGGCGGGTATCGCGCGGGTGGATGTTTATATTGACAGCAAAATTGGACTTGCCAGTATCAAACAGCTCACCGCGCGTCCGGATGTTGCAAAAGCTTACCCCAAATATTCGGGAGCGGGCACAAGCGGCTTTGCGGTATCCGTACCGAATGGAAAATTGAAATCCGGTAATCACAGTATTGATGTTGCCGCGATCGACAAAGACGGAATGGCGACATGGGCGCATTTACAGATCATTGTGAAGTGAGGCGGTAATTATGACAGTGGAATTAAGTATCCTTGTTGCGATCGTGGGGGGCATTGTGGGAATAGCGGGATGGCTTGCGGGGAGGGATAAGCGCGTCGCACAGGATGCCGAATGGCGCGGACAAGTAAACGCCAAGCTTGATGTTATTGTTGGTATTAAATCAGATGTAGCTGATTTGGCTGAAAAAATCGGCGATCACGCCGAACGCATCAAGGCAGTGGAAGCATCAGCGAAACAAGCTCATTTCCGGATAGATGAAATTAGAGATCAATTAAAAAATTAGAAAGAGGTTTGTTTCATGTCAAGAAAAGAACTGTTTGTTAATGCGGCAAATGGTGCAGAGAAATGCAAAATTATTCTTGGAATCCGTATGCCAGATGGAACCAAAGAAATCATTATCAATGACAATGTCGCAAACAAAGTAGAATATGTGTGCGGAAAATATGATGACGATTTGAAAATGGTCGGTGTCCCTATTCGAATCGAGGAATTTCTGTTCGTTCAGAAATAATAAACCGGTCAACCCGGCAGAAAGAGGAATTAATATGAATCAGAATGTACTTATCGCAATTACTGTAATTGGTGTTCTCTTGCTTGTCTTTGGCTTGTCTTTTTTCATCGCATTGGCAAAAAGTCGCAAAATCAACGCATCTGCGCTGATTGACCAGGCAAACGCCGAAATCCCGTTGCTCACGCAAATTGTCAACGTGCTCGAAGCAATGCTTCCACCTGAATTCAAAGCCGCAGCGGCGCTCGTTGGCGGCATTATTATCAAGGCTATCACAGTGGCGGAACAACTCAAAGATGCCGGAAATATTACAGCGGAGCAGCGTAAAGCTACAGCAATGGATTTGATAGCTAATGGCCTTAAACTTGAAGGAATTACGCCAAACAGTAAAGTAAACTCTGTTATCAGCAATATCGTGAATGTAGCGGCGAATGTGTTGTTGCCGCATCAGTCAGTCACATCGGTCACCGACGCCGTTCCGAAATACACCGGTCAAGTAGTTGGAACAGTCGAGGATAAAGGCACATCTGCTGAATCTGACGCACAGACGGGCGCTGCGGCTGCGGCCAATGTCAAAGCTGATACATCTTCACAGACAAATAATTCATCCAACCAAACTGTAACTTCCGAAAACAGCGATTTGCAGTCAACTGCAAACTCTCAAGTGGCAGACAGTACACCTGCAGACAATACTGGTTCAAACATCTCATCTTCTGCGGATGAACAAAGCACACCGGTTCAAACTGCGGCAGCCCCTCAGAACATCACGATTAACGTATCGGTACCCGCAAACGCAACGGCGGAGCAGATCGCTGCAGCGGTTCAGCAAGCACAGGCTCCGCAAACAGCACAGGCACAGTAATTATTTTATTTGGCAACATAATAACATGGGCCGCTGCTCTTTTTCAG